GAATTGTTATTTAAAGATGGCAAAATAAACAAACTATCCTGTGTACTGCAGTTAAATGAAGGTATTAACATACCCAATTTGAGACAGGGTATCATTATGCATGCATATGGTAATGAGAGAAAAGCAGCACAGAGAATTGGTAGATTACTCAGACTTAATCCAGATGAGAAAGCTATTGTACATATACTATGTTATAAAGGTACAGTAGATGAAAAATGGGTTAAAGAAGCTCTTGAGGGGTTTGATCAAGACAAAATAGTTTGGAGAAATTATGATTTAAAGTTAAATTAGCACAATGGAACTACCAGAAGATCACAGACTTATACTGTATAATGATGATACACATAGTTTTGCATATGTGATGGCATGCTTAATTAAATACTGCGGTCATGAACCACAACAAGCAGAACAATGTGCATTGGTTGCTGATCTTGCTGGTCAGTGTACTATAAAACATGGTTGTTGGGCTCAAATAGATACAATGGCTGATTTTCTTCAAGGAGTGGGTCTAAAAGTAAAAGTAAAACCTTATGAAGGCGATATGCATTGATAGCAGTAATAAACCAGCTAAAGTACCTATTGAACAATGGGTAAAAGAGGGTGAGACTTACACTATTATTAAAATAGTAAAGATGGGATTACAAGATGGTAGATATGGTGTACTACTTAAAGAAGTACAGATGTCTGCTGATTGTTTTCCATATGAATACTATGATGCTGAAAGATTTATTCTACTTGATATTAAATTACATCAACTTGAAGAAGAAAAAGAAGAAGTCTTAGAGGCAGATTTAGAATTAATATAGTTTTATGGCAGATTATACAATAGAAGACATTCTAAAAGAATGTGAAGTTCTTGCTGTGCAAAATAAGAGTGCGGCTAAGAAAAGAGAAAGAATGTATCTTGACAGAAGAAACTATCTTATAGGCATATTACATTATAAGTATGGTAAGAGCTCAACTTTTATTGCTGATATATTTGGAATGGATGGTTCATCTATTAGAATAGCAAAAAGACATGCTTATACTTTACTTAATTATAATGATATAAGTTTTGCAGCTAATGCCTGTGAGTATATACAAAAGTTTCCATATGATTTTCCATATGCTGGTACTAAACAACATAGAAGAACTACTGTAGTAGTTTCATTAGACAGTGTTTTGTACAAGAAAGTAAAAGCATATGGCAATCTTGTTGGAGATGCTAAGATAGATACTACAATTAAGAACTTACTTAAAAAAGCAATTAAGCTATGGGAAGAATGAAAGAGATTTATATGCAGGTTATGCATGAGAATGATGGTCAGGTTCCTGAAGAGATGACCATTGCAGATATCATGAGAATGAAAGAATTAGAAATCTACAATTGGGAACAATATGAAAGAGAACAAGAGAAAATTAGACTTTTCAGAGTTAAACAAGAGAATCCAAGAGAGATTACAAAGGCTGCACAAGTCAGAGAATATTGGGAAGAGGAACTCAGGAAAGGTAAAATCAGAAAGATTACAAAAGATAAATAATGAAGAAGGAGATTAGTCACTTTATTAAGTACACCTTGGTATGGATAAGCCAAAATTTATCCATACCTTTTTGGATGGTAGGTCATGTTCATCTTAGTATAAATGTTTATGAAGATCTACATGAGATACTTATGTCCATGGGTATGAATGTAATTGTGGCAATTGGATTTATTATTGACTATAAAGAAACAAGAAAGAATGAAAAATAAAGCAGGGATAGTTATACTAACATTTCTACCAATTTTACTTTTTGTAATAGCAATTTTTGGAGAAATTAGATGTATTTACAAAATGTGTACATGTAATTGGGAACCTATTGGTAAAGCTGAGATAGTTTATACTGTAGGTACATTTACAGGTGCAGGTGTTGTTATTGGATACCTTAATATTGAGGATAAATAGTCAAGTTTTCTGATCCAAAAACTTGACAAAAATGTGATTTTTAGCATACTTAACCGGTTAAGATCCGATTATATAGGTTAAAACTATCATAAATTGTGATTTTTTCACAAAAAGATGGATTAAGACATCATTAGAAAGGATAAGGGGTAAAAATTACCACATATGTTGAACATAAATGTAAACCTATAAGCTTACAAAACAGTTGAAAATTTAAACTTGTAGGCTTAAATAACAAGAACAATGAGTGAAGAACAAGAAACAGGATGGGTAAGTGCTCTTATTAAGTGTGACTTATGTGGTCATGAGTCATTATCAGTACATCATGAGTCATGTGATAAGCTTGAGTGTGCTAATTGTGGACGTATGTCTCACTATGAAGTTTTAGAATATTATACAAATGAAGAACTATGAAACTAAACAAAGAAGACCGTAGAGAAGAGATGAATGCTTATGGAGCTATAATTCTAGCAGGGGCATTATCATTAGTATTTATTTGTGTACTATTGTGTACACTTTTTAATTTATTTTAATGAAGTATTTAATTATAATAGCTTTAATTAGTTATATAGGATTTATGTTAAAACTTCCTAGTATTTTTATTGGATTAGATAAGGAATTGCATTTTGCATTTTACTTTTTTGCATCATTATTCTTATCAGTTGTTTTATACAAAAAAAGTTTTTTTACCTATATAATAGCTATTGTAGTTCTATTTATGTTTAGTGTATTTATTGAAACTACACAGGAAATATCTAATACTATTATTGGTAGAAAAATACACGGGAACTTTGATAGAGAAGATCTAAAGTATAATTTCTTTGGAATTGTCAGTTATATGTTCTTCTGGCTACATTATAAATTTCTTAATAAAATTGGAACATGGAAAATTATCCAAAATGGGTAAACAATCTTGTTTACTTTTTAGCAGGTATTGGCTTCGGTCAGTTTTTATTTAACTTTATACTCTAAGTTATGCCGGATCTGTCAATGTGTGAGGGAACTAATTGTCCCCTAAAAGAAACTTGTTATAGACATACGGCTATAGCAAATGAGTTTAGACAGTCATATTTTTTTGATGTACCTTTTGATGAGGAAAAAGAAAAATGTGATTATTATTGGCCAACTGAAATATTAGAAAATGGGAAAGATAATTCTTGAGTTTGACTCTATTGAAGAAAAAGAAGATGCAAGAGATGCATTAGATGGTCCTAGATGGAAACTAGTTGTTTGGGATCTTGACCAGAAACTACGTGAGATAACCAAATATGGTTATGTTGACAAGAAAGAAGCTACTGATCAAGAAAGAGATTTAGCTAATAGACTTAGAAAGGAATTGAGAGGAATATTAGAAGACTATAATTTAAATCTAGAATAGTATGAGTGTAAACAAGAAAGACTACAAAGTAGTAGAAGTACAGGATGGTTATACAACCAAATATGCTGTAAAGAAGAGAATCTTCTGGTTGTTCTGGAAGACCATTAAAAACAATGCAGGATTTGATATTGAGTATACCTCAAAAAGAGCTGCACAATCTTACATTAACTTTCTAAAGTGATAATTTCTACATGTGTTAGGAAAGTACAGCAGATTAAGAGATTATGAGTGTTGTAGAAAAAGTCACTAGAAAGAGTATGATTATTAGGCCTTCAGGTCGCAGTACTGATTATATCAGCCCTAGCTTTGGTTGGGGCTGCTTATATGACTGTTCATATTGTTACCTTAAGAGGCATAAGCCGGAAGGATTATCTGTAGCTACAAATACTATGGACATCCTGACAGAAATTAATTCCCACGCATGGTTTGCTGATACAAGTAATAAACCAAATCAGACTGGGGATTATATCACATATGATATCAGTTGTAATGAGGACTTTGCTCTACATGCTAAATATCATGACTGGAAAACTATCTTTAAGTTCTTTAGAGATCACCCACTTGCTATGGGTTCATTTGCTACTAAGTATGTAAATAAAGAGTTACTAGATTTTAATCCTGAACGTAAAGTTAGAATTAGGTTTAGTTTAATGCCTTTTGAGTTACATCAACATCTTGAACCTAATACAAGTACTATTCATGAAAGATTCTTGGCTATACCAATGTTTTTAAATGCTGGATATGATGTTCACTTAAACTTCAGTCCTGTTATTGTACATGACAACTGGTTACAGCATTATGAAGCTTTATTTAAAAGTATTGCTTTTATGGCAAAAAGTCATGGTTGGGATCTTACAAGAGTTAAAGCTGAGGTAATCTTTTTAACTCATAATGAAGAAAAGCATTGGTATAACGTAGCAAATAAATTACCCGGTGAAGAATTTTTGTATGTACCGAAAATACAGGAGTCTAAGACTTCCCAGTACGGAGGAAATAATCTTAGGTACGAACATAGGAGGAAGTCTGACTACATTAAACAGTTTACATCACTACATGATGAAATCATTCCTTGGAATACCATCAGATACATCTTTTAAAATGGAAAAGAAAATAATGGATGAAATGCTGGCACTGTCAGCACAGATTGCAAAAGAGCATTATGAATTAACAGATAATGTAGATAGAAACTTAAACTATCTATGGTATATGTACCATAAGGGTAGTAAAGTTGGGACATTCCGTCCTTTTGTATATATGGCAGAGTTACAACTGCTGAAGAGAATGGGCTACATTAATGATGCTGAGATAAAGAACATGATTGCAATGTTAGAATCTTCAGATGAAGAGAACTTACATATGGTTACTCTATCAATTAAAAGCTTCAGAAATTTAAGAATTCTAGAACATGGTGAGTATAGTAAAGTGAATAAAACTTATGCAAAGATTGCCAAAGACTATCCACATGAGATCCTTAACCATGAAGTATTTATGAAAACAATGTCACCAGCTAATGGCTAATCTAGTTAAAGAACATATTATTGCTGAAATGAAAGCAACTAATAAGAATATTAAAGACATGATTCCAAAGGCTGTAGCAGATTATGTAAGAGCTAAATATAAGTGTTCTACATATATTGCTAGGACAATTGCTAAAGAATTAACACAATGACAGAACAACAATTAATAGACCTTGGATTTAACAAGGTAGAAGTCAAGGACTCAGAAAGTCAGAATGGTTATGATTATTTTTTCTATACATTAGATGTCTTTAATAACTTGACTCTTATGTCAGTAGACAGTGATCAAGTAAAAGATGGAAATTGGTATGTATATAATATGGATTGGCCTAATCAATTTAAGCTTCAGACAAAGGAGGAAGTTGATCAGTTCCTTCAAGTTGTAAATCACTCTTTTTCATAAGCTTTGCTTTTTCAGAAAGCACTGTAGATAGAATTAGTGTAGATGCTGATTCCCAAGCATCATCAATTTCTTGAGATAGAACGTCAAAAGGCATAGTAGTCTTTAGTATTTCTCCTGTACGGAGATGTATTTTACTACCAGCATCTGGATTTCTTGGATTAACAAAAGATATTCTTGTTATGTGAGTAACATTAAGATGCTCAATGTATGGGCCATCTTCATCTTTAAATTCAATTGGTAGAAACATCAGACTATTTGGTTACCTTCTATTTTGTAATTGTTAACTTGTACTAAGTTACCATTTCTTTTTAGAATAGCAAACCCATGGTTCCATTCATTTATTTCTAAATATTCTGGAGTAAGTTCACATAAACAACCAAGGCTATATCCACGGATAGTTGTAGAGTCTTCAGGACCATACACTCTTTGTGAACTAGAACTAGTTTTGTGAAAGTGATTTATAAGACAATTAGTTTTTAATCTCATTAGAGCAGTACGGGCTGGTACTACACCACCTGCACCTGGTATTTTGTCTCCATGTTCTATAAGGAAGTCACCAAAAACAACTTTAGATCTAAATGGAATATATTGTACACCATATTCAGCTACATGTAGAAGTACATCTAGTCTGAATTCATCCATGTCTAATAGTTCTGATGCCTTAACTCTAAGGTATCTTTCAAATCTATTTTCATGGTTACCTGGGATAAAGTAAATAGGAATACCAGGGAATCTAGATCTGCAGTAATCTAAGAATTGTCTACCTGCTTCTATTTCTTGTTTAAAGTGAACCATTCTTGGGTCTTTTTCATGGAAAGAAAGTTGGTAAAAATCTAACATGTCACCGTTGATAAGTAAAGACTCTATGTTTTGCTTTTCCATCTCATCAAATGCTGCTTCTATAGCATCATTATCTTGATATGGTATATGAAGGTCACCAATAACTCCTACTGAGTTGCAACCTGATGGGAATATAAAAGTATCACGCTTAGTTGCATAAGACTCTGGTAGAAATTTTTCTTTCATGTTTATTTCAACTTTAAGTTCTTTTTGAAATTGTTTATTATGTAAGCTTTTTCTATGTGCTTTGCCGTATTGACCTCTATAGTATCTTACTTTACCATAGACAGATTCAAGTGAATTAAGAACAGGATTTTCAGAATATATTTTTCTGGCTAGAGTTTTTGAAGGAGCTTCTGGGAATCTTTCTAGGTAATCTAATACTATCTGAGTATCTTTACTTATCTGACTGTTATTTCCAGGAATTTTTTCCATATCTATTAATAATATACAAAAAAATCAGCTTATGTTTACTACTAAATTAGTTAAACGCGGAGGTAAGTTAGTTTATCCTGATGATAAATCCAAATTAAATTTTCAGATCTTTATTGATAAACTGGCTGATGGACAGCAGGTTGAAGTCTTTATGGGCTTAACTTCTGACAATGCCTCATTAGCTCAGATTGCTAAAGTGCATGCATGTATACGTACATTAGCACAAGAATCTGGCTATACTTTTGATGAAATGAAAAGGATTATTAAGACCCATGCTGGTCTTTGTTATGATGCAGGAGATGCAGAGATTTGTAAATCTTTTGCTGACTGTAGTAAAATGGAATTGGCTCTAGCTATAGAGTCCTGTGTAGAAATAGGAAGAGACTTTAATCTTAATCTTGGGTAGGATTATCAATTTCAACTTCTTGATATTGATTTGTGATTGCTGCTTGTCTTTCAATTTCTGCAAGCATTAATGTTGTAGTATAGAAAGCTTGTTCCCAATGAGTCATGTCATTAAATGTTTTTGACATGAGTTGTTTAAGAACATCTTCTCTCTCTTCTTCTTTTACATCCATTACACGAAATAAGTAAAATAAAGTATTCTTAACCATAAAATAGAAGCTTTTATTTACTTCTATATTAACAAGGGCATCGTCCTTTAATTCTTTTACTGTAGCCATTATATTATACTTTTTTAACAAATATACACTATTATGATTAATATGTTAGACGTTGATGATTATAAACAAAAAATATTTAATAAACTTGAGCCTAGTGGTTGGGGTAGAGTTCTTAAACCTTTTATATTTAGTTTAGAGTTTGAAAAGATTCTTACTGATTTATATAATCTTTCAAACAGTGGTAAAAGATTTACTCCTGTATTGAAAGATGTGTTTAGAGCCTTTGAGGAATGTCCTTATGATGAACTTAAAGTAGTTATAGTAGGACAAGATCCTTATCCCACAATTGGTGTAGCAGATGGTATTGCATTTAGTTGTAGTAAATCTGAGAAAGAACAACCTTCACTAAGATTTATTCTTGATGAAGTTGAGAAATTATACCCGGACGGGTATGAAAGACCTCTAGATTTAACAAAATGGACCCGACAGGGTATACTTATGCTAAATACAGCTCTTACAACTGAAGTAGGTAAGATTGGTAAGCATTATGAGATCTGGGCTCCATTTGTAGCTTATGTATTTGATTATCTAAAGAACTTTCATCCAGGATTAGTTTATGTCTATATGGGTAAAAAATCTCAGGAGTGGGCAGATGTATGTGGAGAAAATTGTACTAAATTTATGGTCTCACATCCCGCAAGTGCTGCTTATAATGGTAGCAAATGGGATTCTAAAGGTGTCTTTGGTGAAATTAGAGATACTGTACAGCATTTCTAAATTATTATCAGGTAATTACCTGATGGAATCCTTGGAATTGTCAGGTAATAGCCTTAAATTTATAGAAGAAATTGACGGTTACTTCAAGAAATCTAAGAAGAAAACTTCTAAGAATCTAATGGGAGATGACTTTCTAGACAATATTAAACTTTACAATGAATTGTTTCCAAAGGGTAAATTACCTAGTGGTGTACCTGCAAGAGTAAATGTTAAGGGTCTTGAGAATGCTTTTAGATGGTTCTTTGAGAATTTCAGTTATTCATGGGATACTGTGTTAAAAGCTACTGATAAGTATGTAGATGAATATTCTATGAATAGATACAACTACATGAGAAACTCTCAATACTTTGTTAGAAAACAGAATACAGATAAAACCTGGGATTCTACTCTGG